CTCCTGCAATTTTTGTAAAATTGTAAAAGTGTGTGTAGAAGAGTTTTAGATAACTCAGAAAACAAGTGTATTTGGGAGTTCCTTAACTCCCAGGCTTACCTCATTGAGAGGTCTAAGAAGCTGATTAGGCTGCCCAGATGAAAAGCGGTTTAATACAAATATCCTCATGATTCTTACACAACTTTAGTTCCCCAATGGTAGTAAACTACCCAGTATCAAAGATACCGCCCGTGAGAAGAAGTTTTAGTTGATTCTTTCAACTTGTTTGTTATTCATGAAGATCGGAAACAACCGACGTGGTATGTCGATCATTTTGACATCAACACGATCAGGAATATCCGGATCGATAAGATAACGATCCCCATAAACTTCTTTCCGCTTAAACCCAAGAAAGGTCTTTGCGGATTGTATGGCCTTGCCACACAACCTTACCGGCAATGAATGCCGTTTACGAGTTTCGGATACGCATCGAAAATAGCGCATCTTTACACCCGCGTCCCGTGCCGCTTGATTGAGCAATATCCAATTGCCATCAGTAAAACGATGAACAAAAGGACTGTCAACGCCGCCGTATGGAATGGAAAAGCCGAGAAGATTCTCTGCTTGACTAAACCAAAAGTGAGAAAGTTGACGAAGCTCACGCTCGCGCAAAAGATTTGCATGAGCGACAATCTTAGTCGCCGATTCGTACGCATCATCACAAGAGACCTCGTCTACTTTTAAAGGTGTAACGTCAGTGCCATCAAAGGCATCAACGCCGCAGGACTCAGCAAACCGAGTTCCTATACAAGATTTGTCTTCATTAATAATGAGACCGACCTCGTTTAGGACCGGAATGATGGATCTCGCAAAATCCTTTGGAGTAATAAGATCGTCTCCAACGATATCAACGTAAAATGAGTCGCGACTACCGCCATCTTCAAACCAGGTACCCCAACTAAGGGCGTACAAAGTAAGTGCCAGAACAGGGAAGCATAAAGCACTCCCCATTGGCGCAAACTTTCGATATCGACCAGTAATTTTCTTGTCGATAGAATAAAATTCCGATCTGCAATTAAGCATATCGTCGAGAAGATGAGGGACAAGGGCAAACAACCTTTTTACTAGAGAGAGACAGATTAAATCTGAAGCTCTCTTAAGGTCCAAGGTTGCCAGATTTCCACTATGAGACGCAAATAGAGCAGCTGCTCGATTAGCTGATTGGTCCGTGAAATGGACAAATTTCCCGTGAAGTTTTTCTTCCGTGGTAGAATAAATCCAGTTACGAACACCTTGTTGAAGGTACTGCAACCATGTAGGCTCAACAGCAATCAGACGAGGACCACGCGAGTCTTTGGGAACTAATGTAACCTTAGACGTACGCGACTTCAATTCAAAGCGCGAATCGTTCGCGAATGCGACCTGTCTTGAACCCTGAGAAAGATTTTCATCTCCTCCGGTTAAACAAGTACCCCAATAGTCTTCCAGACTAGCAGGAATAGGACAAACGTCCTTAGCATCAATTGAAGCGTCAGCGACCGCTCCTGGGCCATGAGTGTATTTCAAGTCGTACTTTGTATTACGGTCATAGTGACCGAAAAGACGATAGATTTCTCTTTGACCTTCAGAGATGATACGCTGAATCCGAGAATTGTGAAGA